TTTCCTCTACGAGTTCTTTGTGCGATCGCGTTAGCGTCACGCTCGATTTGGAACAGAAGACCTTTGAACTTCTCAACAGACCAACGACCGTTGGAGTCGATATCCAGGTCAAATACACCAGCGGTAGCGGTGTTTGCTACAGCACCCTGTTCAGCCGTCTTGTAGATAGTACGGATAACCTCACGGTTGATCTCAGCCAGGATCTCGGTTGAAAGGATGTTAGCCAGTTCGGCTTCAGCGTTCAGACCGTGGATAGCCTTGAGGTCCTGGGCGAGTTCCAGTGAGTACTCAGCCTTCAGGGCTCTTGACTTAGCGGTTACAGTAACTTTCTCGATCGAGAAAGCCATCTGGTTGAAGGCGTTATTGCCTGTACCATCCAGAGCTTCAGAGTCTTGGGTAACCATACCCTGACCGACATCATAGGCGGTAGAGGTAGCGGTTCCAACAGGGTTCAGAACAGCTGGGTTAGTACCAGACTGAGCTGTAGTACCCAGACCAGCGTTAACGTCGGTCATACCTGAGGTCAGGTCGAAACCAGCGTCTTGTCCAGAGTATGCGGTATCTACTTCGTCGAAGAAGGTTTCGCTACCAGACTGAGTCTCGTAACGGGATCTCATTGCGAAGATCAGTCCAGTAGGACCGTTCATTGGTTGAACACCAGCCAGGTCATATGCGACCAGGTTAGGCATTGCACGTCTGATCAGAGAGATCAGAACTGGATCGAAACCAGCAACAGGGCCAGCTTCAGATGCGGATCCAGAGAAACCACCAGTTCCAGCGGAGTTGGTGGGTGATTCCATCAGGTTGATTCCCTGAGAGAATGCTTGCTCTTCACGGAGAAACTTTTCTTGGTTCTCGAGCAGGACAGCGGTGACAGCTCTACGATGATTGTCTTTGATAGGATCAAGACCCTCATAATCGAGGAGAGGACTCCACTTTTCCTGCAGATGCTCAGATTGGAACATTTGCTTTTACCTTTGTGTATGTTTGTTTGTTTGAATTAATCTAAAATTCACTTTTTGAAAGCACCCAGTGTTCTGAGATAGGCTTCCATTCCCGTAGCTACAGGAGCTTCGGTTGAATCGACACCCTCAGACAATGTCTGTGGGGCTTCCGACTTAGTAGCGGGAGGTCTGGAGAAGTATGACTCCTTCAGTGTTTCCAGCTTCTCACGATATTCTTCTTCACTTTCAAACTCAATACTTTCAGCGAGTGAAGCGAGCTTCTCTTTTTGAGTGGCCGCGAGACCTTCGGAGATTTGATCCAAAACGTTATCAGCTACTGACTCAGCCAGACGCTTGTTAAGATGAACGTTTTTATCAATCTGCTCGTTGAGTTTTGTCTCCATATCATCAAGTTTTTCTACCATGCTCTCAAGCACATCATATTTATCTTCAGGGATTGTTACATAATGTTCTTCAAAAAGTCCCTTCATTCCAGAAAGGAAGGACTCAGTCATTTCGGTCTTGAGACCATGTTCGATAGCCAATTCATTCTCAGTCATCCACTCAGCGGAGACATATTCGAGATATGAATCGACTCTTTCAGTAAGAACGTCCTTAAGACCTTCTTTTGCTTCTTCGAGTTTTTGTTCGTATTGGACTTCCAGAGATTCCTGGATTTCCTTTACTTTGGAAGTCAGAGCTGCTTCGAAAATAATCTTAGCCTTTTCTCTGAATTCTTCGGAGAGTTCTTCACCACCAAGAAGTGCGTTAACATCTTCTTCAATATCAACTTCCTCAGTTGTAGATGAATCCTCTTCAACTACTGTTTCTTTAACTTCATCAACTTCTTCGACCACATCCTCTTCAGTTTCGGCCTCTTCTTTGGCCATCTTCTTCATAGGATCAGCTGATTTTGCTGACTTGTTAACTACATCCTTAACAGTAGCAATTTTAGGCTCTTTAAATTTAGCCGAATCGTTGTCAGGTTTGTAAGTTTCTGGGGTTGGTCCCCCAAGATCCTCAACTGATGCCTGACCATCTACTGCACCAGGGGCGAGACGCTGCATGGGATCACCGGCTTTGGCGTTCGCATTCACAGCAGTTTTGGATTGCTCCATTTCTTGTAAATCTCCACGAGACATTTGAACTACTCCGATTAACCTTATTTAATCTATATTTATTTATAAATTTGTGTTATCTCTATAACTTAGAGATTGTTGAGGAAGTTATTGAAAATATCAAGTTTCTTTTCATCAAGCTGTTTTTGATCTACAAGAGTATTGATGTACTTGTATGTCTTTGCTGCTTGTTGTTCTCTGAGGATTCCTCCATCCCATATCCAATCCTTTCCTTCCATAATACCTTCAACGAAAGCATCAGGTGCAGATGGATCAGAAACGATATCTGCTGCTGTTGATAACATAAAGTCGTCACCAACAACATTGATACCTTCCCTTGTTTGTTTCAGTGATCCAATTCCTCTTGAAGAAACACCCAACTTAACACCTTCGTTAATGAGTGATTCTGCGATCTTACCCATCGGAGTTGAAAGAATTTTTGCTTTACCGATAAAGTTAGATCCATTTTCCCTAAGAGAAACGATCTTATGGCTTACACGATCAAGATTAACTGTTGGTCCATCGGGATGACCGAGTTCCCCAAGAGCTCTTCCTGCTTGAATATGATTTTCTGTATACCTTTGAACTTCTCTTCTCAGAGTTTCCATAGGATACATACGACCATTTCTGTTCTTGAGATCTCCCTGGAGGAAGATTCCCTCAATGAACATATTCTTTTTACCGTTACGTTCTTCAACGATAAAATCAACTGTTTCGATTTCTTCTCTGATGAGTTTCATTTTTCCTAAGCTGTGTAACCTACTTTTGCACCTCTTACAGTGCCAGTTGCATACATGACATGATTGGGTTTCTTTTCAAGATATTCAACCTTACCATTAGGTATGGTAATAAAAGTAGTGGTTGCTGCACCAACTGATGTAGAAATCCCAACAGTTCCCGTTGAACCAGAAACATTCACAACTCTAACTACAGTTGCTTGTTCTAGCGAAGTGGCAGAACCAGCAATAGTGGGAATTGCAATTTCATCACCAATAATTAATGTTCTAGCCATCGATTATACCTGTGTATGAATTTATTTATTGAATTTCAGAATCCAAGTCGACATCTGAATCAATCTGTGGTTGTTCTGGAGTTGAATCCAGATCAATATTGTCATCAAAAATTGATGCAGCAACTTGAGGTCTGATGTTTTGAATCTTTTCAGCAGTCCTTGCAAAGAGTTGATCTTTGATCGCGTCACTTACTTGTGATGGAGATTCGTCCTTCACAAGTAGATCCATTAATTCGTCCATGTTTAATTAATGTGTAATATTTTCTATTTAGATTGATCCGCCATCTGGGCTTTCTTGAGGTTCTGGATCTGTTGGTACAGAATCAGGAGAACTTGGTGGAACTTGATCTCCACCAGGAGGGGGAGCTCCACCAGATGCCATTGGATCTAACGCTTGCATCGCTGGATCTGGAATTGCTCCACTTTCAATTTCCTCTTCGATGAGTTGATCTTGTTCAATAATTTCCTCATCAGTTTGTCGGAGAACATGTCTTCTGACATAATCATTGGAATAATATTTACCAACATACTGCATCGTCTGTTCTGCCAGAGTCAGTCTTTCTCTCAAAAGTTCCGCTTCTTTTAGTTCGGCAAAATGATTATCATATAGGAAATCATATTGAATATGGTCATTCATATACTCCCAATCTTCAGGAGTAATGACATTTTTCAGAATCAACTGAGTTTTCAACATATCACTGAACATCTCAGAGAATCTCTTTCTCATTCTTCCAACAAACTTGGAGAACTTGACTTCATCTCTTAAAATTTCAGAAGAACGTCCAAGAGAAAATCCACCATCACCCTGAATACGAGTTTCTGGTACATTCAAAGCTCTATAAAGTTTCTTCTGGAAATAGTTGATATCGGTGATCTCACCAAGATTCTGACCACCAGGAAGTGTGGTAATTTCTGTACCACGACCACCTTCACGTCTTGGAAGCCAAAAGTCTTCCATCATTGACATGAACTTTTTGTCATCTCTGATCTCACCAGTGTTTGCATCATAGACTAACTTATTTCTATAACGCATCATGACATCACGAAGATATTGTTCTGCCTTTTGCTTAGGTAAATTGCCAACATCGATGTAGAAGATTCTACGTTCTGGTGCTCTGGACAGACGATAAATGACGAGGGAATCCTCAATCATCATCAACTGGTTTAGAGGTTTAATAGCTTTATGAAGCCAAGAAAGTGTCGATCCCTTATTTCTATCCACCAATCCAGATGTACAATAGGTGATAGAATCACGAGTCATCTTGATTCCCTTAGAAGGAGAACCACCATAAGTGCTATTACCTCCAGGAGTGTAGATAAAGTATTCTTCTAATTCTGGAAAATTAAATGACTCTACATTTTCTTTGTCTGCTCTAGCAAGACCATCATTTCTTGTCTTTTTGACCTGACGAACATACTTCATCTTAGCAGAATCGATATATCTCAATTCTTGGATGCCATCTTGTGGTCTAGATTGATCAATTACCTTATTATAATAAAGTCTTCCATCAATATACCAATTACGGAAGATCTCATGAGATTTCTTATCAAAATCCAAAAGTTCTAAAATATATCTAAATTCCTCTCTTATTTTTTTCTTAATGCCATCACTGGCATTCAAATTAGAAAGTTCAATTGATACCGGACTATCGTTAGTATCGGAAACGATTGCCTCATTTACAATATCTTCAATGGCACTATCACATTCCGGATATAGTGCCATTGATCTATATCTACGAATGAGTTCATTTTCATTACGATAAACTCCTTCAATATCTACATAACTACCAAAAAACCCCGAACTGATGTAACTCTCGTTCCCATCGTTTTTATTCGGTGGGACCGGAGATATTACACCAGCTGGGGTTTTTTCGTTATCTTCAATTGAGAATCCAAATAGTCTCGCCATTTTATAAAGTAACTAAGAACTTCCGTTATTAGTTATTTATCAGGTTAGAATTACTGGATAATCTTCTCACCACTGTTAGAAGTTCCACCGTCCTGATTCTGTGAAGTACCAGACTCAGATGTCTCACCAATTGTGAAGTACTGAACTTGGAATTCAACAGTAAATTCTTCGATAGCGTTTGTCGAATCATAACTCAGAGCGATTTCTGACACATTGGAAGGCCAAATATCATAGAACTTATAAGTTCTGAGTTCCGATGATTGACGACCTGTGTTAGTTTCTGAGAATTTCTCAAATCCACGACCCAGTTGAGTCACATAAGCATTAGTCATGTAGGAAGATGGATTGGTAACACCAGTCGCATCATTGAGTTTGGAGAGTTTGTTCATCCAAGCTTCGAATGCAGTTCTCAGACTAAAGTCCTCATCATTGATAATTGTTACTGTCCATGGATCAAAGGTTCTATCACCAGCTACCTTCAGTTCTCTACCTCTGAAAGGAACAGAAACTGAAGCCACGTTAGACGCGGGTAAGTTAGCTGCCTTACAGAGAAATTTGAATTTGGTACTTGATTCGTTATCTCCCTCACCCCAGAAGTCTTCAGCGGCTCCTGGGAATGAAGGAAGAGAAACTTCAAATAGGTTGGGGCGAGCACCGCCGCCCTCAAGTCTGGACTTGAAATTAGAAAGTGTTTTTGTTCTTGCCATTGTTAGGGTTCCTCCTTTTTATGTTAGTAATGATCAAACAGTACCAACAACTTCTTCAAACGCAACACCAGTTCTGGTAGCTACGAATGTCAGAGTAATGTAGTTGATTGATTTGGTTGGCTTAAGATAGATATCAGCTCTAAACTCATTGTTGTCAATGATGTCTGGAGTATTGTTTGTGGTGTCACAAACAACCAAGAACTCATAAACACCTCTCTTAGCCTGAACATCTCTCAGATAAGGTTCAACAATGTTCACGAAATTAGCTCTCGTGATTGAATCGTTGAGTTCGAAGAGTTGTGCGTTAGCTGCTCCTTCCAGAGCTTGTTCAACGGTGAGGAACAACCTTCTGACATTGATTCTGTCAAATGCAGAAGCGTAAGCCAGAGCAGTTTTGTCACCGAACAGAAGGATACCTGATCCTCTCTGATTGATAACGGAGTTGATACGAGCTCCATAGAGAATATCTCTTTGTGCTTTGGTTGGATTGTAAGCCAACTTAATTGCGTTATTGATGGTTCCTCTTTGGAGACCAGCTGGAGAGAACCAAGGATAGGCTTCGATAGAAGTTCTCACCATCAAACCAGCGATATCTGGGTTGGTTGGGAGATAACGGAATTCGTTATTGAATCTATCGTAAGTATACTTATATCCAGAGTCAAATACAGCGTAAGACGAAGATGTGAGAGAAGAATAGAATCTCAGGATGTTATTTGTTTGTGTATCAGGGTTGATCACATTAACTACATTTGCTCTATGTGGAGAAATTGTAGCCATACAATCCTTTCTTCCTTCAGCCAGTGAAATCAGAAGGTTTGCCTTAGCCTGTGTTTCAGATTCAACCAAGAGACTTGGTCCCATCATCAGATAGTCAACTGCAATCTCATCTTTGTTCGCGAACAATCTATAAGAAATGTTCAGATCACCGAGAGTAGCAGCCATACCACCACCAGCCTGATAATCTTCACCACCACTGAAGATGTAAGTTGCATTTCCTAAAGATGTGAAATGAACATCCTGAGCATCTTGTCCCCAAAGACCTTGTGCTGAGTTGTATGGTGTGCTATCTTCATAGAACCCACTTGATACTGGATATGTCCCGTTAATTGGGTCATCAGCTTGTGATGGATTGTATCCAGCGTAGATATAATTAGAATTCAGAGCCAGATAGTCTTTATAGTAAACTCTGGTTGGATTATCAGCATCAGCTGTAGCATCTTTAGCCTTGGACAAACTCAAGAACTTCTCAAGGATATTTCCTTGAATTCCGCTGATTGTTCCTCTATCATCAACAACTACAACGTGGATTGCATCATTGCTTCCATTTCTGGAATTTGAATAGTTGTTATCTACTGGACGAGGAGCCAAGGACTTCCAATAAATAGTCGAATTCTTAAGTCCAAGAGTTTGTTGTTCATACCAGTCAACTGCTGTAACAGCTGACGAAGTGCCAGTTGAAATACCAGCTTTATCCACAAAGGTAAGTCCGTCCGAACTTTCCAAAGATTGACCTGGATTGGATTGTTGATACTTAATATTGTATTCAGTTCCACCAGCAGAAACTCTGGAAATAATCCTAACATCGAAACTGGATTTTCCGTTTACTGCATCGGTACTGACACCAGTAATGATACCTCGGAGATGTCCATTAAATGATGTAGTAGATCCTGCTCCAGGAATTACAACTGAAGAAAGAGGAGATGTAACACCATATCCAATGACAGCTCCAAGAGCTCCTGGATTGGTTGTAGCGATACCGATTGTTTGGTCAGCTTTATTGTCAATTGTACATACTGTCAGGTTATTTGCCCAGGATCCTGGGTTCTTAGCAGAATATGTGAAAGAATTGTCATTCAGATGATTCTCTTCATAGTCATCGTAATTGTCAATTCTTACTGTGGTTGAAGTTGCTGCAACACCAACGTTGGCGTTATTTAAATCTCCACCACCGGTTCTAGTAACCTTCAGAATACCCCCATAGCTCAGGAAAGAACTTGCAGACATCCAATATTCATACTGTCTATCAGTAGACATTGGTCTACCGAATGTATTGATGAGCTGCTGTTCTGTTTCAATGGTGATTGGTTCATTGACAGGACCGATAGAAAAAGGTCCAGCAATACCACCAATATTATCAAGAACATTTTCAGCTCTTCCTACCGTTAAGTCAACTTCCCTGATAAGTACACCAGGAGATAATTGAGGAGTAGCCATTTGTTTCTCCTTAGTTCTCAGTTTTACCTGAAAATATTTATTCTTTTGAGTGTTTTAAGAAAGAAAACAATGGGAAAACTCACTCTACCAATCTGGATAATGATATTCTGAAGATTTATCTTTTTTTCTTCTCCTATTGATCACTCTTTTTATGGCACAAGATTTGCACTCATATGAGTACGATGATGGATTAACTCCTGGTCCTTTCTTATAGAACCCATCAATCAAATTTTTTACTTCTCCACATGTTCTACATTCCCTATCAGTGAGGAATAGTGGCCCAAGTGTTAACTGATCATCAAGGTTCATTACCAGGAGTTCCACATGTAATCCATACCACCAGCGGTGGAACCATATGGGTCATTGGCAACCGACCATCTATCTCCATCACTATCTACAAAGCTAGAAGAATCCAACCCATCATCAATAAAACCAAATGGAGCCATGTCTTGTTCGATTTGATTTTTCTGTTCCTCATAAAGTCTTTTACGGACATCCTGATCTGTGAGTTCTTTGAAGTAATCCTGAGCAACTAACCAGGCGTAGATGACAAGACACATAGCTAAGTCATCATTACAACCCTCTTCCGCTTCGAAGGAATTTGCTTTAGAAATGAAAGTAGTCAGTTCTGAAATAATATCATAATCACAAAGCATCAATTTGTCTTCCTCAATCATGGTCTTGAGGTTCAAAGATCCGATTTTCTTTACAGTCTTTGACATCTTGACACCAAGTTGTGTCTTGTTCCCTGAGAATCCCTGACCAACAATCTGACCAGCACGACCTCTCATTGAACACATCAAAAGGTTCTGGTATTCCAAGTCATATTGAAGAATAGATGCTACTTGATCACCAACATCATTGACCTCACAGAGAATGAATGCATTGTTGTAGTTCAGTGCCACCTGATAGATGATACTGGGGAACAACATTGGTTTGATAGTATTGTCCCTATACTTAGCTACAACTTTATGTGGGAAAGTGGTTATGTCAACCACAACAAAGGCAGAATAATCATTACCAACACCACGTGCAACGTCAACAGTGATAGCATAATCATTTCCATTTTGTGGTTGTTGATGTACATCCAATCCAGCATTAGTTTGTAATGCTTTTTCAAAAACCAGAGACTTTAGTTTGGAGGGTGCAATCAAAGTGTCAACTGATCCAAGGAACTCACACTCAAACTCAATCTTGAACTGTTGTTCTGAGGTGTTTGCAATCGTTTGTTCTTTCCAGACAGCATCCCTGCCAGGAACCTCTGACCAATGAACATCGGTTGGGACATATTCGTTTCTTTTCTTCTCCGCATCAGTCCACATACGGTAGAAATGATTCATACCGTGTGGAGTAGAGACGATAATTACTTTCGTGCTTTTACCAGAAGTAATAGTAGGATAAACAGATGCA